TTTGCAGCTACAAGTATTACTGGTGGAGGCGCGTACGCTTCAGGTCCTAAGTTAAAAAGATTTGTTTTAAAAGACACTAAGTTTGAAACTTTTACCGATTTATTAAGAGGAGCTTTAAATATAGAGTATTTAGAAGTTACAGGTAACATACATGGACATATAAATTATTTAAGCACGTCTAGTAATATGTTTTACTACGCGGGTTTTCAAAGTCCTCAAGGTGCTGATGTTATATTTAAAGATAATGTTTGGACAGCTACAGCAGGTGCCTTAAAAAGAGATATAAGTCTACAAGGTTGTATGCGTAAAATGAAAATAAAATCTTTAGACTTTAGTAATAATGATGTAAGTTCAATAGATAGTAGTAAAAAATTAGCAGCGGGATATTGGTTTAATTCAACAGAATTTACCACTCCTAATATGGAGATACCTTGGGGTATGAAAATAGGTGATCACAGAATAGATTTTGGTTTTGCTTGTCAATATATTTTAGGTAATCCAACGTTAATAGATTTTACAGTTACAGAACTTGGACCAAGCGGAAGAATAAACGTTGAGAATATTAATTATTTTCACAACCAAGAATTTACAAACCTTAGAAGTTCTGGTTTTAGATTTATAAAAGGATTAAACTTATGGAAAGCAGCTAGTGGTTATCCTTTAAACGCATTTAGATTTGCTAGGTATGCACAAGAATTAACATTTCCAGATGACGATCCTAGTAAAAATTGGGCATCCGATTTTATGCATGCAGGTGTTACAAGCGGAAGTAACTTTGGTAATATGTTTCAAATACATGGCGTTAACTATCCAGGTGAAACATCTCCTAATTTTTCAGACTGGGACACATCTTCAGTTGTAACTATAAACGCTTGTTTTTATAGGGTGTTTTTTAAAGAAAATGTAACTTTAAACTGGGATTTATCTAACTGTACCACTGGTAATCAATTTTACGCAATGTTCTTTGATTCGGAAGCTATAGGTGGGACAGATAATTATCTAGACTTAAGAGGTGTAACATGGCCTAATGTTGCTAGTAGCACTATTCAAACTCGTCAAATGTTTCAGTTAACTGAGTTTGGTAAAATAAAAATGAGTTCATTTCCAGGGGGTATGTATTTTGCGGAAAGGATGTTTGATAATAATGATGATCTTAACGAAATAGATTGGAGTACAATAGATTTTTCTTACATAACTACAACTAATGACGATAACTCAAGGCTTACTTGGGATAGAAATCCTCAAATCTCAAAAGCTAACTATGCTATATTATTAGATAGAATGAAAACTCTTACTCAGCCTGGACTTCCTTCGTCAGGCGGTATGGTTCAAGACATGGGTTTTAATGCTAGATGGGACGCTGGAAATATATATTCAACTAGACAAGGAGCTATTAGTGTACCTGTAGGAAGCACAATAATAACAGATATTAATGCAACTTTTCAAACAGACGGTGTAGTAGCAGGAGATATTTATAGGATGCAATCAAGTCAAAATTCACAAATAAGTTATTATATAATACAATCAGTTGATAGTGAAACTCAATTGACTTTAGCGTATCCTACAACAGATAATCAAAGTTTTTATAATATATTTACAACTCAAGTTGCTAAAGACTATGCAGCTAATATGATTCAAAATGGAGGTAAATTTAGAGTAATAGCCGATGGTGGACCAATAATAACGTAAATTATGAGAGTAGTAAGTGATCATGTAGATATATGGTTTTTCGTATACGACCAGCAGAATTTTTTACAGAAAGTATTTACTAATAACAAACAATACATACAAATGTTTGGTTTTTTAGATCATAGAAAACAATTCTGTTTTAGTAACAATGATTTTGTAGTTGAAAAATTTTATTATGAAACAGAGTTAGAAAAAAGAGTTAATGAGTTTGTAGGAGAAGATAATTTTTATAAAGAACAAATGGAAGCTGCTACAGGCTACACAGCAGGACCTTCTGGATTATATCCTGAAATTATAGTAGTACCAGATTAAAATAAAAAATATGTTTATAGGAAATACATATATAATACCATCGGTATCAAACTTACCAGGACAAAAATCAGTAGGACCAGCACCACCACCACCTGGTAATTTTATAGCTTTAGAAACAGCACTTACCGATATAATGGCTTTAGAAACAGGATTAACTGATAAAGCAGAATTAGAACAATAAAAAATTAAAACATGGGAAACGCAAAGATAAGCGATACTAATGTATTTGTAGATACAATAACAGACATAAAAGACATAGACGGTTTTGCAGCTTACTCTACATCATCACCTACTGGAAATGCTGCTATGAGTGGTAATGCAATAATTGATAGCTTAGAAGCAAACTTAGATTTAACTGACTTTACACAATTCACTGGATCAGCAGGACAAGTTTTAACTATTAATGGATCTGCCAATGGATTAACGTGGTCTACTATTCCTTCTGCAACTACGCCTGATATTGCGGATGTGTTAACCGAAGGTGATACTTCAAATGCAGGTCAAAAAATTCAGTTTACACCTAGTGTTTCCAGTGGGCAATCAGGTAATACTCGAATAGATGCTGGTGGAATTACATCCAGCTATAGCGGCACTTTTTCAATTCAGCACACTCAAGGTGGTAATCTAAAAATTTCAAACTTTAACGAATCAACTCCTGCTCCTATAATACTAGACGCAAATGCTAGTTATATTAGAATGCAAAGTTCTGTCCAATTACTAACAAATGATCTTTTAGATAGTAATGATTCGTCAGGTACAGCTGGTCAAGTATTAAGCTCAAAAGGTAGTGGAAGTGGAACAGAGTGGATAACACCAACGAGCGGTGTTTCTAGTTTTACAAGTTTAACACCTGGAGATGTAGTAAAATGGGATTATTCTGTTGATGGACCAAATATAGAATTAATTACTACACAAGATCCCGACCCAGCTATCACTCGTGATAATGTTATTACAATGTGGGACGACTCTACAGACACTGCAAGTAGTATTTCATCAATACCAGATGGAGCAACAGGCATATTGATAGTACATCCCACAGCAAATCCTTATTTCAACTTTCCAACAGGTAGTAAAATATCAGATGGTTCAAATATTAGATTAGATGGTTCTACTAAAGTATTGAGATGGGTTAAAGAAGGAGATGGAAACGATCCAACAGCAGCGTTAGGAAGTCAAGGTTATGGTTGTTTATATTGGGCTGGTTTTGAAAATTTTACAACTCCAGCTACTATACTAGGCCCAGATATTGCACCAGCTATAATAAGTAATTTATATGGTTGGTGGGATCCTAATGATTATACAGGCGCAGTTTTAGGTGATGATAATTCTAGTTTAGGTGTAGTGAACAATAGTACATTAACATCTAAGTCTTTAGGTGGAAGTTCTACTGGAAACTCATTAACTGTAGACAACGAAGAAACACAAGCTGACGAAGCTTGGGAACATATAGAATGGGTGAATTTAGGAAGTTCAAACTATTCTTTTGATTTTAAACCTACTGGTAGTGCTAATTTTCTTTTTAACAACGACACTGTTAATCCAGCAAATAATAGATATACTGTTATGGTATGGTTTAGAAGTGATTTTAGTGGTGATACAAGTGATTTAGGTTTATTTAATGCTTCTATCACTGGAAGTGGCAGTCAGCTGAATTTATGAAGTGGTATTAAAGCAGATAATGCAACTAGCACTTCAAGTAGAAACATATCCTACACAACAAGAAACTCATCATTTGGAGACATCAAGGAGTATCAATCTAAATACCAAAACTGGGCAAATAACGACTGGACTTGTTTAATTATGGCGTTTGATCCAGTTAAAGATGACGGAGCTGGAGGAACTTACGCGGAAATTAGACACCTAATGGGTAATGAATATACAGAAGAAAACGCAGGTGATACTATTACAGGTACTGGAATAGTTAGTGATAGCGATGAAATAGATATAAATGCTAATGGAACTTATATAGATTTTTTATATGATGATGGAGATTTAAGTAAGCCATCAGATGGAAGTGCCGCAGGGGTTCCGGCGTCCGAAAAATTAGTAGCAAGTGAAATGATAGAACAATTTACCGGTTTTCAGTTTGCTAGAACAGCAGCTCCATATTATAACACACATGACTGGAATGGTGAAATTGGACTGTGCTGCTTATGGGATGGAGAAGCTAAATCTGATGCTGATATGCAAACTATATATGATTATTCAAAATCTAAATTTGGTTTATAGTAAAAACAAAAAACAATTAAATTTAATAAAATGAAAATAAAAAAAGAACAATTAACTAAAATTCAAGAACAACAAACTAAACTTAATGATTTACTAAACAAAATAGGCGTGTTAGAAGCTAACAAGCATGGGCTATTACACGAAATGGCAGGGTTAAATCAAGACATAGAAAAGTTTAAAAAAGAGCTTGAAAAAGAGTACGGTGCTGTTAACATTAATATAGAAGACGGTAGCTATAGTAAAATTGAACAAGAGGACATACCAGTAGCTGCTATCTAATGTCTAGTGTTATAAGAAAAATTAGCATCGGTTCAGATTATAAAAACGATGCTATGCATTACTCCATAGGTCAAGAAGTCTATGGAGGTCATACTATATGTGATATAATAAGCAATGATACAGATGGTGAGTATTTAATATACATAACTAAAAACAAAGAAGTATTACCTTGGAAAAAATTTAATCGTAATATGGCAATAGCTGTAGAGTATGATTTGACTTATTCATGAAAGCTTTATATGACTTTATAGTAGAACCAATAGGAGAAAGATACGCAAACAAAATAAAAATAGGTAATAAAGAATTAATATTAAATGCTAATATTGAAAATCACAAATTTGTTAATTCAATAGCCAAAGTAATAGCAACACCTATTAATGTAAAAACAGAAATATCTAAAGATGATATATTATTGATTCATCATAATGTATTTAGACGTTTTTATGATATTAAAGGCAATGAAAAAAATTCAAGAGCTTATTTTAAAGATAATAAATATTTTGTTTCTATTGATCAAGTATTTATGTTTTATAATGATGGTTGGAGATCTTTTGGTAATAGATGTTTTGTTAAGCCATTACAAAGCGATAATACATTTACTACTGATAATAGAAAAAAGAATTATGGAGTATTGGTCTATGGCAATGATCAGCTTAAAAAATTAAATGTAAACGAAGGTGATGTAGTTAATTACAAAGATAAAAGAGAATTTGAATTTGTAATAAATAAAGAACTTGTTTACTGTATGAAATCTAATGATATATTAATAAACCATGGACAGCAAAGAGACGAGAAAGAATATAATACAAGCTGGGCGTAAAGCAGTTAAAGAATTAATTAAAGTAGCAGAAGAAAAAATTATTACACACACCGAAGATGATGTATCTGCTGATAGATTAAAAAATGCTGCGGCTACTAAAAAACTTTGTATTATGGATGCTTTTGAAATATTACAAAGAATTGAAGAAGAAGAAGCTATACTCAGTGGAAAGCCAAAGGAAGAGAAAAAAGAAAGAGTATTTAAATTTGCAGAAGGGAGAAGTAAGTGAGTTATAAACAAACACTTTGGAAAGAAGTAAACGGATTAATAAACCCTAAAATACTTAAAAAAAATAATAGGTATAAAAAATGGGAATATGGTTATAATTCAGAATATGATTTTATAGTAATAAGTAAAAATGGAACAATTGGACAAATCATCGAAATACAAAATCTCCGCATTGCTTTACCAGCAGCAAATGAACCGTATAAACGAAGCAAAGATAAAGCGAAACAATACTGGGAAAAATTTGAATATCCTAAAGAACTGCAAAGAATAAAAACTAGGTTTGACTGGGAAGAATATCCATTAGATTTTAAAGAAGAATGGTACGATTATATAGATGAAGAATTTAGAAGACGTGAAGAGGGTTTTTGGTTTGTTAATAACGGCATTAGCACTTACATTACTGGTACTCATTACATGTACTTGCAATGGTCAAAAATCGACATCGGAGCACCTGAATATAGAGAAGCAAATAGATTATTCTTTATATTCTGGGAAGCTTGTAAGGCAGATAACAGGTGTTACGGAATGTGTTATCTTAAAAACAGACGGAGTGGATTTAGCTTTATGGCATCAGCCGAACTTGTTAACTTGGCAACGATTTCAAGCGATTCAAGATTTGGTATATTATCAAAATCTGGTGCAGATGCCAAAAAAATGTTTACAGATAAAGTTGTGCCAATATCCGTTAACTATCCGTTTTTCTTCAAGCCAATCCAAGATGGTATGGACAGGCCAAAAACTGAGTTGGCATATCGTGTTCCTGCATCAAAGCTTACTAGAAGAAAATTGGAGGAAAATATTAAAGCAGTAGAGCTGCAAGGTCTTGATACTACTATTGACTGGAAAAACACAGGTGATAACTCATATGATGGTGAAAAACTTAAACTACTTGCGCATGACGAAAGTGGTAAATGGGAAAGACCTGATAATATATTAAACAATTGGCGAGTTACAAAAACTACATTAAGACTAGGACGAAGAGTTGTAGGTAAATGTATGATGGGTTCAACTTCAAATGCTTTAGATAAAGGTGGAAACAACTTCAAAAAACTATACTACAATTCAGACGTTACAAAAAGAAATAAAAATGGACAAACATCTTCTGGACTCTACTCTTTGTTCATACCTATGGAGTGGAACTACGAAGGATTCATGGATTCTTTTGGACTTCCTGTATT